GCATAAAGTATGCCTAGGTGCTCGATAAAACTGTTTTGTTGTGGCAAAAGTGCGCGAACGCACGAATGTCGGCGAACGGCTACTTGCAGTCGAATGTCGGCGAACGCAAACAGAAACCCCCCGGACGAACCGAGGGGTTTCTTAGAAGCGGATCACCGGCCTTTCTGTCTATTTGGACACAGGCTTTCTGTCGTACTGGAGTACGGACGTAAGTAGTGACATAAGAGTGGCAAGTGCCGATACACCTAGCGCTTGAGCAAAGTCAATATCTACGATTGACATAGCCGCGCTTGCGGTGATGACGCCGAGCATTGTCTGTGCGAATGTTTTCACGGCACGCTCTGTGGCGTACGTGTGGAACTGCTTGAGCTTATCCATCGGGATTTTCCTCCTTGTTGTGTAATGATTTGTCTTCCCATACTGCACCAAAGATGTAGCTGGTGAGGATGAGTGTAATCAATGCTACACCACCGGTGATAAGGTCGCTGACGTCCGACATGGTTGATGTCAATACGGCAATAGTGCTGCCGACAAGCATAAACGCGCCAATGACAAAAGACGCAAGGATGTAACGCCTGCGGTTCTTCCAAGTTGGTTTACTCATAATATATTTAAGCCCCTTTAGGTAGACATTTAGCGCATTGCGGATCGCAATCACAGCAACCTCCTACTGACAGGAATCGCAATTTAACGCTTCCATTGGATCGATTGGACACTGTACCCCGTTGATAGTCTCGAATTCATTCATTAGACCATTTTACCACCCCTGCGTGTTAGACTTTGGGCACCATTAAACAGGAGGCTTAGGTTGAAGATACTCGCTTGGGATATTGAGCTAACACCCATGACTGTTTACTCGTGGTCGCTGTGGCCAAACTTCATTCCGATTCAACAGATACAAAAGACCCAAGAAGTTATGTGCTTTGGCGCACGATGGTATGGCGAAAAAAAGGTGGAGTTTAAGTCTGTTTACCATCACGGAAAAAAGGAGATGCTCGAAAGCATTCACGCTTTGCTCGACGAAGCGGACGCTGTGATGTCGTGGAACGGTCAGTCGTTTGATACCAAGCACATCAACCGGGAGTTTTTAGAGGCGGGAATGTCACCGCCCTCTCCCTACAAAGAAATAGACTTGATGCGCGTCACCAAGAGTCGTTTCAAGATGGCCTCAAATAAGCTTGACCACGTTTCGCAAATCTTGGGCGTAGGAAAAAAGGTTCCACACGAAGGATTCCAACTCTGGCTAGACTGCATCGCTAACGATGAAAAAGCCTGGAAGAAGATGAAACAGTACCAGCTACAAGACGTAAATCTATTGCTGGATATTTATGACAAGCTACTTCCTTGGATCAAAAACCACCCCAACATGGCTATTGGTGTCGAGGGCACTGCGTGCGTGAACTGTGGTAGCGAGAACATCCAGCGCCGTGGCTACGAGAACTTGAACACCGGCAGGTACCAGAAGTATCAGTGCAACAGTTGCCACAAGTGGATGCGTGGTAAGAGCGCTGTTGCCACTGCGGAGATGCGGTCGTTGTGAGCGCAGAAACATACGAAATCCTCCAGGAAGCCATCAGTATGCACGTGGGGGAGGAAATGGGCGACGAGGTATCCATGGTCAAGGACTGGGTTCTCGTGGCTTCTGTGGCCGATCTAGACGCTCGTGAAGGGCGTGAGCAGATAGTGTTGCACCGATCGCCAGGTACATCACTGTACGCCGTTAGCGGCCTGCTTCAATGGGGCGCGGCAACAATCAGCCCCGACGACTTTATGGAATAAGGCGCGTCAAGAACGGGGCTAGTGCAGCGAGTAGCCCAAAGCTACCGACGGCCCAGCCAACACGCATCTCAAGTTTGCGCAGACGTATTTCGTGGTCGGTAAGTTTTTCTTCCGTGCCGGGAAGGTGGTTGGCGAGCTTCTCCAGAAGAGACTTCATCTCTTGTTGCTCGCGATAAACATCTCGCAAGGTAATCCTTAAGCCAATCGATTCCGTGTCTTCGCCGGACATTCTATATCGAGCCTTTGTTGAGGCGACGCTGTAGTTCGCTGATCGTAAGCCTGCCCCACTTGCCGTCAGGCTTGACACCTAACTTGGACTGCACGGCGCGACGAGTTTGCGGTCCCACACGCCCGTCTACGGTCGCTCCGGCCCATCTCTGGATTGCGCTGTAAGTCATACGTCCTGGTCTGCCATCGGGTCGTCCCGCGTTGTGGCCAGCAGCGTTGAGCGCCTTCTGCCACTGCGTCCAGGTAGCCTTGTCGAGCCTGCCAGACACCCTGTTTACGGGAGCTGGTGCTTTACCGTCAAGGTACAGTTCGGGATCGAGCACGTTACCCCAACGCCCACCGCGACGGCGGACTTCGAAGTGAAGGTGGTTGCCAGTGGACGCACCTGTCGTGCCGGATGTGTAAATAAAGTCACCGGTTTGTACCCGTTGGCCCTTCTTGAGGGCTGTTGCATGAGCGCCGTGGTAATACACGGTGACAATTTCTCCATGGTCAATAAGTACAGTGTGCCCTCCACCTGTCCTTGAGTAGCCCACCTTGCTTACAACCCCGTCGGCAGCAGCGGTAACGGGAAAGCTACCGGCTACATCCACACCATTATGAAATTTCTTCTTTTTCGAAATCGGGTGAATGCGCCATCCGAATGGGCTGTTTTTGTTGATGCTACGACCTGTAGGCCAGGGGTTATGAAGTTTCATTAGTGCGTTAGGTCCCAAGTGTCGTGCGCTGAAGCTAAGGGCACGAAGGCGTCAACAACATATACCCGCATAGAGTTGGTATTGGTGTCGTACCACAGGTCACCACTTGAGGGCGATGCTGGTTCGGTGCCGGATACGGTTACAGAAGAACCCCCACCGCTGCCTCCCGGCGCGGGGTAGAAGGTAGCCATTAAATGTCCTCTAGGAAGATGCGGATGAGCGCCGCTTTGGACTCGTTGACGTCTGAGATGACGTACAGCCGGTCTTTGGGGTTCAGCTCGAACGAGATTCCAGCACCGGGAACCAGCTTGAAGCCGTAATCCGAAGCTGTCACAGTGGACGCTCCGACGAACACGTTAGCGGTGTCGTCAACGTTCTGCACGGTAACATCCAGCCCGGAGTGGTTTGCGCCAGGGCTTAGCTCGGTAGCGGTCGCGTTGCTAAGGGTAAGTAGATCGTGAAAAGTAGCCATCTAACAATTTTACCATTAGAATGTGGTACGTTATTCCCAACAAGGAGGAATCGTGCCAACAATAAAATTCACAGACATCACAGGTGTTGTTCCAGAACAATTCCAGCCCTTACCGGGAAAGCAAGCCATCCCCGAATGGCTGAAAAAACTTGCGCCCTATATGGACAAAGAATTTCAAATTTTTCCCGATGGCGGAACGAGTCAAACCGCAAAGCGTTGCCTTCCCATGTTGGATGCGGTCATGGCTGGATATATCATCCGGCTGACCCATGACATACACATTAGTGAACGAGATGGGGCACCCTACTACCAATGGTCAAGTGGGCTAGGTGTGGAGTTTCACTCACCCGAACAAGCGCCTACCCATGAGGCTGGGCAACGCGGTTACGACATACCTAAATGGATGAACCCGTGGGCAATCCAAACACCGGCAGGATATTCCAGCATGTTTATTCCACCGCTAAACGGAGAGGAAAAAATAATTATTCCGTTTTCTGGAATTGTAGACACGGACACTTATTTTTCACCCGTCAACTTTCCATTTATTCTAGAAAAGGGTTTTGAGGGTGTTGTTGATGCGGGGACCCCGATCGTGCAGGTAATCCCGTTTAGACGTGAAACCTGGAAAATGGAATTACAATCAGGGCAAACCGAAAAAATAGCTAAGAATCAAAACTCTATAGCGAGTATTTTTAGAAACGCTTATCGCGGAATGTATTGGGCGCGAAAAGATTACTCTTGAGTTTCGTCAACCTCAGCAGCTATCCAGTCACCAGCTTCTTCGTCCCAAACATGGTCACCCTCGGCAGGGTAGGCGATAGACATACGGTTGAACTTTGTAAAGTCCCTTATAGAACTGTTTGCCATGCTAGTGACAGCCACAACAACCCCCCTAGGAAATCTCAGTACCGAAGATGTTCACGCTGATAGCGTTAGCGTCTCCAGCAGTAACCGAGATAACATCCGCAGCGTTGACCGTAACACCAAGCATCAACGTGGTGCTGTCGTTTGCAGCAATTGGCACGTCGTAAGCAATGTAGTGAGAGTTCGCAAGAGCCGCTCCGTCAGGCTTTACCGCGAGGCGGAAAGTCGTAGCGGAAGCAGTCCGGTTAGCGAGGATGATCGTCGAGGTAACAGCCTCGGTCGCAGCGGGAACCGTGTACACAGCAGTGTCAGCGGTCGTGGTCAAATCAACCTGACCGAGAATCTTGTAAGCGTTAGCCATTGTCATGCACCCATCATCATAAAGTTTTGTTCGAAACCCCCACCGCCACCGGCACCGGCACCGGCGGTCAAAGCTGTCTGCACGGAATCAGCAAGATCCTTAAACACCGTGTTAAGCGGCGCAATAGGATCACTAGCGTCGGGATAGACAATGCCATCCGGACTGGTTGTTGATGCCATGAAAACTCCTTGTAATTTCTTTTTCTAGTATATCAAACGCTTATAGAATTGCGTGCGCCAAAAGCTTGTAGCGTTCAACCGTGAGGTCTGTAGTGCCATTGATACCAGAAACCCACATCGAAACCTCATCGCTTGGCTCCACACGTTGCGTCCACTGGGTCAACGCCTTACCTACTTGACCGCCATCACCCGCAAAAGAGCGACACTCGGTAGCGTCAATAGGCACACCATTTAGCGCCAGCTTCAAACCAATCGCGTTGTTGTCGCCAGCCTTGCCGTCATAAGTCGCAATAAACACCAGCGTGCGAGCCTGGTTCGTGTTGTTCTTTAACCCCGAAGGGTTTACCGTCCCGGCAACCATATTAAAAGTACCGTCAGTATCCAACGTGCCCGCCAAACCAAGTGGCACATACACTCCGGCGGTGGCAATGGTCACCGTCGTGCCGGTCTGGTTCCACAACATACCCCGCATCGGTTGCGGTATAGCAATGTTGAGCTGGCGGATTGCGTTCTGCGTATCCAGGTCATATTGCTCACGCTTAGCCAGGTAGTTACGCAACGTCTGCGTTACCCAGCGACCCCACGGTTGCGACGCGGGTTGTAAATAAGAGTCGGGAATGTTCGTCATGCTAGGGCGTAGGTTTCTTGCTTAAGGGGAACAAGGGCATAATCCTTGAAGTTTACCCCACCAAACACACCATTGAAGTCTTCGAATGTTTTCTGGACTTCCTCCAAAATAACTACGTCTTCCCAAATATCAGCCATGCCACCCCAGGCCGGAGCGACGTCCTTCCATTGTGGGGCACGATAAATGGCAATTAAATCGCTAAACAAAGTGTCGTACTCTGCGTCAATACTAATAATGTCTGAGGTAATGGTCACACTACGGACCCGGTACATAGCGTCATCAAGCTGAATTCTCGCCCCGGACACTTCGCCAAATCCCTGTGGTACCGTGTTGCCAATGTCGGTCGTAAATTGATCAAAGGTAATGCCGGAATAGTCTGAGTTAAAGTTAGTGAATGAGTAGCCACCTGGCAAGGTGTCGTCAAAGTCGTCAAAGGTCGGGTACAGAATAACCGGCACGGAACCCTCAAGGCGAGGAAACTCCCTGGAGCTAGTGCTAAACGTCTGCCTCGGCAAAGAGTACAACCTACGTGCAAACAAAGCGTAACGCTTGGCATCTTCTAGCGTGTCGAGCGTTGGGTTGTCAATCTCTTGTCCCTTGACAATTGGGGTGTCAGATGGGCTTAGCCCGGTAAGCTCGGTGTAAAGTTCGCGGTTATAGTCCATACCCGTACCCACCATGCGAAGCGTGGAGTAACTTGTAGAACCGTCGCTGATTGAAATGCTATACGGTGACAGTGGCTCGTAGGTAGGTCCGACAATCGTAATCTTTACTTTGCTACCGTCGCCCAGAATCTCAAACGACATGCCCCCGCCGAAGTCGCTCCAGAACGCAGCGCTCACCGGCAGGTTGTCGTTACCGGAAACGGCGTACACCGAAGCGGTACCGTAATCCTTTTCCACAATATCCTGCACTGTGGGTTGCTGCACGGAGGTAAGAAAGAACTCCAGTTCAACCTCGAACTCTACCGTCTCGTTGAAAGCAACTTGGTACACTTGAACCTCTGGTGTCCAGCCGCCCTCGGGGTACACAAGGTAGTCTGCTCGTGAAACATAGTTGTAATACGCAACATCGAATTCTTGCGCAAGCTCAATGTCCTGAATTTGCCAACTCTTGTCAATCAGGTTCGTGTTGTCAATTTTGCGCTGCCTGACGGGACGCACCACAATGTACTCCCTGACAACGGTAACCTCAAACTCGTAGGCCGATGCCAGTTGCTTAACAAACGTCCACACGTCACCCGTATATCCTGGAGTTCGAATTGTCTCCGGTGGCAAAGCCGTGTCGTAAATAATGTTGCCAGTCAGACCAACCTCCGTAAGGATGGCGTCCATTACGTCTTCAATGCTGCCAGACTGTGGCTGTATTGTTGCTTCGATATTGAGGTAGGAAAGAATGCTACGACCACCCATGGTGATTATGTCGTTGTTTCCGCTAACGTTCTCTACGTTCCCGACGACAGAACCGTGCAGCCTGTCTTGGAGATAGAACTCATCCTTGTATAGCAAAATGGAAGAGTTGTTTTGATCTACAACTTCAATGCTTACGTCACCGATTGCACCGGAATCGTCTCCTGGTACCAGCGGAGTAGACCCCTCCGAGTAGGAATAGTTAATAACGTTGGATGGACCGCCAAGGAAACCGCCCGTGCCCGACATGCGGACAAAGATTTCACCGCCGGGGTCTTGGGTAAGGTTGCCAATGTCGCCCCAGGTACCACCGAGAAGACCCCACTGGGAGTCCAGGTTATACCAAAACATTAGCTAACCTCTGGGATAAGCTTCCAGCTTTGAGAATCCTCGTTCCAGACATGGTTTTTGCCATCTTCCGGGTATGGAACCGGAGACGTCCATGTGCAAGTTGTTTCATCAATTACCCATGAGTCGAATTTTTTTGGTGATATGAAAGCATCTCGTTCTTCGTCGTAGCTATAACCAAGTCCGGCGTAGTTGTAACGAAAGGCTTTTGATTGATCCGCCGAGGGCTCCCCGGTGTTGGGGTCATAATGCACGCCGGCGTCTGTGTTGTAAGAGGTCTGCTTGTAAGTGTGCCCGGTACGCTCGCTAAGCTCCGCTTCCTTGCCATCGTCTTCATCTCTTCCGGCGGTGACAAATACTACAATATTATTTTCATCAAGTTTTGCAAAGTGAGCCATTATTCTACCGTAAAACTTTCACCAGTCGTTGATGTGTTTGTAACTGTATAAACTGTATTTTCGCCAACCGTAGCACTTGACCGAGTAACGCCACCGCTAAATGTTACGGTTGAGTAAGAGGGCACCGCGAACACAACAATACCCGATCCTCCCGCACCACCTGCACCTGAGGATTGCCCGATACCGCCACCTCCGCCGGAACCAGTATTAACAGCGCCAGCATTGGCCGGTCTTCCGGCGTTACCAGCACCACCGCCACCGCTAATGCCGCCACCATTTTTAGAACCGCCAGCACCCCCTCCGGCGCGAGCTACGGCAGAGCCTGTAATTGAAGAAGAAAGAGCGGAGCCACCACCGCCAATGTTACCGGCGTTACCAGCACCACCGCCACCGCCACCGCTACGGTTAGAGCTACCGCCATGGCCCGCTCCACCGTTAAATCCTTGATTATCGACGCCCGTGCCGCCAGCAGAACCGTTGTCACCACCGGTTCCGCCACCAGAGCCACCCGAACCACCAGATTGCCGGTCACCCCCACCATAACCGCCACCAACCGTAGAAACGCTGCCAAAGACACTAGCAAAACCTTGCGAACCGCTGTTACCGCCCGGATAGTTTCCGTTGTTTCCCCTGGAGCCACCAGCGCCAACCGTTACGGTGTAGGTTCCTGGATCTAAAACCAAAAGAGCTTCGGCACTTGCGCCACCACCAGATGATTCTCCCGGCACCGAACAACGGTACCCACCAGCGCCACCGCCACCGCCGCCGCCACCAAGAGGCGTTTCCCCACCACCGCCACCGCCGCCACCGGCGATAACCAAAAATTGAGTCAAAAAACTAGAGGGCAAAGAATTAAGAATAGACCTGCGCCTGTTTATTGCTGCTCTCAACTTACAACACCTGCCAGCACCCACTCGTCGGTGGCACGCTTGCGAAGAGACACCTCCGCATATTGAGCCATATCTCCAGCGTTCCGCACCGTAACACCAGCGGCTCCGGCGATTGTAATATCGTCGGCTGACTGGTTGTAAATGTTTACAACAGAGCCAATCGGGAAGGCAACCGTGGCGTTTGTTGCGACTGTAACAGCACCCGCACCCGACTTGTTCATACTAACAACTTTGTTAGCGTCCGTAAGAGCCAAGGTGTAGTCAGCCGTCTCTTCAGCATTTTCTAGAAGTAAAGGTGTTTCGTTGACCCAGTCGGAGCCATTGTAGACAAGAACGTCATTTTCGGCTGGAGTGGTAATAGTCACACCAGTCAAGTCGTCAAGGTCCAAAGCCTCAAGTGCGCTAGAGGTGGCGTTCCAGATCGCGGGGAAAGTACGCGGATCGGAACCATCGGCAGGAGTGTTTCCACCGGAAAGTCTTGTGATTGAAATTGCCATTTAGCTAGTCCATCCGTAATATTCTGTGAGTTCTGCTACAACGCCAACCCTGTCTAGTGCTGACGAATAAGGTGTGTATGTTGGCTGTGATACAAACTGCAAACCCGAGTTGCCTTGGCCGGAAATAAAGCCACCTGCTTGTGGGGTAATGCCTGTTTCTAGCACTTGTACCATTATACCTGATAGAGTCAAAGTTCCGACTCCGCCGAGGGAAAGCTCTACGCCATCGTAGGATAGCGAGTTGAAGGTCTGATTAAAACGCGAATCATCCGTAACATCTAGCAGAGTCATTGTTACTGAAGTATCGTCGGTGAAGGCATTAATTGTTGGTGTTGCCACGACCGTGCCGCCAGTGCCTGGGGAGCCATATACGCCTACGTGAGCGGTGTGACCCTGCGGGATGGGTAACCACACGCGGCGGGTCTGTCCGTCCAGCACGGTGTACTTGATGGACTCTACGGGGAACCCTAGAGTATTGGTGGGCGTAGTGACTGCCTCGCCACGGCTAGCGGCATTTAGCGCCAATCCATCGCGCAATCCTTGAGCTGGGGTAGCCCACCATTGGGGCAACACGTTACGATCGGCGGCAATTGGGTCGTGAATATACAAAGCACCGTTACCATACATACCGTCCGCCAGGTCAAGGAGTTTTCGTGCTTCGTCACGGTCTAGGGAGTTCCACGTCATCGTGTAGTTCTTGTGCGCAGCAGTTGAGCGTCTAATCGAGGTACCACCGTTGAGGAAATCAACCTTATTGAAGTAACCCTGTTTTGACGAAGGCATGTTTACGGAGGGTGCGCGAACCTCCAGCATTTGATTTCGTGTACCCATGTAGAAACAGCTCATTAGTTACTTCCTCGCCTGGCTTCGTTGAAGTTATTTGCGTTCGTAGCCTCAGCAACAACTTTACCATTCAGGCGAAGTTGTACGTTCCCGGCGTCGGAGAGAAGCTTGCGATCGTAAGGGGACAGCTCCACCATCATCGTGCCGTCTCCCATGCCGTTGCCACCGCCAACGAAGCCACCCATCTGGTAGCCACGCATACCGTTCTGTAGCTGCGCCAAGAAGTTGGGGTCAGGCATACCGGTGGACTGGTTTACATATTTTTGCGGAACCACATATTCACCCTTGTGGACGATACCCGCGGGGTCCATAGCGCCACCGCGACCGGTGAAGCCACCGTCGGAGAAGCCTCTGTCAATTGTTCGGGGACTAATAAACCTGCCGCGAGGTATGTCGGCTTGCGCCTGACGGAAAGCCCTTTCCGCCGCGCCTGGCGTGCCTACAAGGGTAATGCCGCCAACAACAACTGGTATAACCTTGGTCTCTTCAACTTTGCCACCACCGCCGCTGGGAGTAGCAACGGGCTGGTTGAGCGCCCGGTTCAAATCGTTAGCCGCACGAATCTGTGTTTGCAACGAAGCGTTCAACTCGTTCAACGCCTGCAAAGCGGGGTTGACGTTAGCGTCTACTGTGATGTTGCGAGGAACGTTGTCGATTGCGGTGCGCACGTCATCAAATGCCTTGGCGTACTCCAGCACTACATCTTCTTGGTAGCCAAGCTCCAGTGCTTGCGCAATGAATTCCTTGCGTGCGCGTTCGGTGGCCTTGCGGAGCTCGTCCTGGCTGGCACCAGACTCAGCGAGAGTTCCGATGTAGCTTTGGTAGTCTCCAACAAGACCAAGAAGCGCGGCTCTGTTTTGACGCTCACCCTCGCCCTGACCGGTGAGGTCGCCACCGGCAAGTGCCCTAGAGCGATCTAGCTCGATAGCGTTATCTGCCTGCTCCCTGTCAAGGTCGGCAATCTCTTGACGCAGTTGAGCCGCACGCAGGGTGTCGCCGTATGCGTTAGCCACAGAGAGGAAGTATTCTTTCAGCGCGCGGTCTGCGCCCAGGTCCTGCTGAGATGCAATCAGGTCATCCACCTCGCGCCTGGCATCTTCTACGTTTTGACCAAGCTTGAACCAGGCTTCGGCAATGTTATCAATAGCAAAGGTGTTAGCAAACCTAATGTCAAAGGCGCGACCAAAGACGCTCTCCAAGTCGCTTGCGTAGTCAAGAAGTGTGCGTACTTCTTGTTGCGCGTTCTGTATTCCACGATTGAAGTTATCAAAGTTGATGGTCGAGATACCGCCACCAGCGGTGTCAATGAACTGCTGGGCTTGAGCTTCCGAAATGCCGAACTGCGCAGCCACCTGGCTAATCGCTTGTCTAAGAATCTGCAATGCTGGAGCAGACTCCCCGCCTACCGTCTTTGCCAGACCGGAAAACAGTGTCGCTAGGTTAGCAACACCCTCCTCGGCGCTACCCGACTGGGCCAAGATAGAACCGATAGCATCCTGCATTTCGTCACTAGCGTACAAAGCTTCGTCGCCGTTCTCGCCAAACGCTTCACCTAGTGAAAATATTGCTTCCTCTGTGTCGCGCCCCAAGTTAATAACCTCAAACATGGAGTCAAAAAGTTTGTCAAACTTTTCGGTAAGAGTTTCAACTTTCGCCGCCGCGCCACCAGTCCCTTTTGTTACGTCTACCATTGAGGCCATAAAGTCGCTTACGTTAAAGTTTCCCAAAGCTCCTTCGACCAGCGCCACTGACCCGGCGTAAGCAACCATGTCGGTGGCCTTGATGTCTGCCATATCACCGGCACCCTCAATTGCCGATCTAACAAGCAGCTGGGAGGCCGCGGTGTCGTACCCTTGCAACTCCAGGCCCTCCAGCAACTGCAAGAGGCCAGAAAGGTTACCAAGAATCGTATTAGTGTCGTTGCCTGGGGCGCTCGTGATTGATCTAATAACACCCTGTATTTCGCCAGCAGCATCGCTAGCGTCCCCGCCCGTCTCCGCCAAAGATTTACCAAAACTGTCCAAAGAACTTTCTACGGAATTAATAAAGTTTGGCATCTCGAACAGTCCATTAAGTAACAACGTGAGGTCTTCGTCGGCAAGCGCGCTAGCTGCGCCATTCAAGCCAAGTGCGTCGGTAAAGGTGTTAGTGCTAAGCGTTGCCTCGTCTAGCTCGTCAATCGCCAGGCCGGAAGCTTCTGCATAATCACGAAGCTCACCATTAACCGCCGACTGAAGCGCCAACGCATCCTCAAGCGCCTGATTGTTGGCCTCACGCGCCGCGTACTCCTCCGCGGTTATTTGGCCGTACTGGTACTTGTTTGCAGCCCTTTCGGCAGCCCTTGCGGCATCAACATTTTTTTGAAGGTTGGCGACAACCAGGTCAATGGCGGCGTCGCTTTCGCCAACCATTCCAGCGGCAAGAATCGCACCGAGATTACCACCAGCGGCCTCGAACTGCGCAACCAGCGCGGGGTCACCAAATATGTTAACCAAATCTACCTGCTGAAGCATCCCCTCTTTAAAATAATCTAAAGTAAGACTGCCGGCAGCAAAAATTTCTTCCTGAGCACCCGTTGCGTCATTGGCGTTTCTCGTCGCATCAGCAAGCTTGTTTTGCGCATCAGCAACACCGTCAGCGGATTTTTCAAGACCCTTGCCCGCGTCCGAGGCGTCATCCATTGCGTCCGCGGTGGAAAGCATTGGGGCAACGTAAGCCTCTGCGTTCAATACGTTATCCATTTGGGATTCCGCCAGCTTGTCCACCTCGCGGGTGTAAACCCTCAAAGCGTCCGAGCCGTCCTTCATTTTCCCGGTGTTCTTATCGAACGCTTTTGTGTCTTCGTTAATCGCGTCGGACAATCCCTCGGCGCTACCAAAGAATCTTTCAACCTTTTCCGAAGCATCTTCGGTTCGGCCAACAAAATATCCGACCACTGCCGTTAGCGCAGCAACTGCCGTAACAATCAAGCCGATAACAAAGAATTTCTTGATTACGCTGTTTAGCAAAGCAACGGCACCAGCAGTCCTGGTAGAAGCTGCCGTAACAGAATCCATAGCGACCTTGCTACCAAACAATGCTTTTACAAAATTAGCGTTCAGTTCAATACCAAGCTTTGTTGTAACAAACTTAAGCGCAAGCATAGAGGCGACTGTCCCGGCAGAGGCAGCAATAAGTGCGGCGAATCCCGAAACCAAAAGAAGAACGGCAATAACTATGCCGTTAATAACCTGGCCGACAGCAGTATCCGATATGGCTGTGAAGCCCTCCACCACCGTATTCAAAAGCGCCACCTGTGCACTCAGCGGGCCAACAGAATCGCCAATGCTGGCCTGAAGAGTTTGTGCGTTCTGCGCGAGCCTCTTCAGTTGCTCAGCGGTTGTACCGCTAATAATCCCATACTGCTCAGTAACCTTAGTGCCATAAAGGTATTCGGCAGAGCTAAGCGCGATAAGGCGACGAACTTCGTCAGAGTTTTGGGCAAGGCGCAGCAAGGCAGGAATGTCTCGCACGGAGGTGATACCCAGCTGGCGAAGTGTTCTTTCCGCCTCCGGCCCCTCTTTATTGATCCCGTCAAAAAAGTCTTGTATGACAGCTCCGGGTCGAGTCTGCCAGTCGGAAACAAACTGGTCTGCCGTGCGACTGGTAAGCCTTCCGTATTCCGCAACATTAAAACCGCCCTCCACAGCAGATTTTCCAATGTTGCTAAACAGCCGTGTGATGTTACCTCGCGCAAGTTCCGGCCTAATACCCAAGGATGCCATCGCACCTGAAAGGCCAATAATTTCTGGCGCGGCCAATCCCGCAAGGTTACCCATTGAGGCAATGTTTGTTGAGATAGCAACAATCTGAGATTCGGTTGCCACCGAGTCAACACCAACCGCAAGAATGGCGGAGCCCAGCGCGTTAAAGTCTCCGTCAATCCCGTCAATAAGCTGATCGAGGCGACCGAAAGCTGTCGCGGCAGCATCAACGCTGAGGTCGGTTGTGGCAGAAAACTTTGCAACCGTTTCGGTAAAGTCACCAATGACCGCCGTGGCGACACCCAGCTGGCCGGCGAGAGTTGCAATGTTGGTAACGTCGGCCCACGAAATCGGCGTTGTTTGGGCGATAGCCTTCAAATCTCTTTGCAGATTTTCCCTAGTGGTCTTCATCGAATTAGACGCAATTTCGTTTGTCCGTACAACGTTTGCAAACTCGCGTTCGTACTGAATCGAGAAACCAATAGGTGCAAGGGCAAGGGCCGCGGCAGCCTTGCTAATCCGGCTTGCCGTATTCGATATATCGTACATTGCATAGCGAAGCCCGGCCAGGCTTTCGTTGCCCAGGCTGTTCCAGACGCTCTTCAGCCTTTCGCCAACCGACGAGAAATCTTTTGCCGCCTTCGCTGTTTTAGCTGTAGTTTCGGCAGCCTTCTTGGCCCCGACGACCGTGGCTTTCCAGTATTCCGGCCCTTGCCTTATGTTTTTGTTGTAAAGAACGACCTCTTGGCCAATCTTTCCTATTTCTTTTCCCGTGCCCTGCACAACCTTCGGGTCGAAAGCTTTCACCAAATCCTTGCCAACAAACTTGACAAGTTCCTTCGACTTCCCGAGAGCCTCGTTTTGCTTCAGGAACTCTTCACGCAACTGACGCGCCTGCTCCGTGGACTGCGCAAGTGCCACTTGGACTTGACGCACCTGGTCTGGGTTTAGGCCAATCTGACTTGAAGTGTTAGCGCTTTGAGGTTTGGTGGCAAGTTCAATTTCTTTAGACTTAGAAAGCCTTTTGTCTAAAATATTGTTTATTTCGTTCTGACTTTGCATCAGCTTGTGGTATTGAGCGACCTGTTGCGCCAAGAAGCCCACGCTGGCTTGTTCCGCAGTGTTGGTCCTTGAAACCTCGCTAGACAAAAGCGACGCTTGCCTTGTTGACTCTGAAAGGCCGGCCTGAATCTTACGAATGTTTTCGTCGCTGATGCTCGTGCGCGACATGTTGCTAAGTTCTTGGGAAAGTAGCCTGGCTTGGGTGGTGGAATCGGCCAGGCCGGCCTGTACGGCCTTTATTTCCTTGTCGTCAAACCCGGAGGAGCTAGTTCCTGGCGTCTTAATACTAGATGCCGCTTTGATACTTTTTAGGGCAGCCTCCTGCGCCCGCAGTTCCTTGTTGTATTTGATTGTCGCCTGGGAGGCGCTAGTAATTGACCCCTCTACGGAGCCGAACGTGGACTGAGACTGTTTGGCAAAATTAATTAGCTCTTTAGAGAGCCCGCCAATTACATTCTTTAGCTGGCTACCGTCAGCCCCGAAGGTAACGTCAATATCAGCCAAGGGTTCCTCAAATCAATAAAAGTAGTTATGAACATTCTACCCTATTGTTAGTTTTTGCCCTGAAGAACGTGCGCCCGATCGTTGCGACGCATCGGTTTTACCAAACCCTTCTTTTTTTCCTGCTCCTCCAGCCACTCTTGTCGAGTTGGCATCTCCCCATCGTCCATTATTCTCGGCTCCGCAATAAAGTAGCGACCATGCGACTTGGCTTTCTTCTTCCCGTCAGCCTCCTGCGCCCTCTCCACGGCTGCGCGGGACTTAGAGACCCTAGCCTTAGCGTCAAAGGCAACACGATCTGATTCGTCCCACCAAATAGGAACACCGTCCCTATACCAATCCTCTAAAAGGTAGTGCGCTTTGATTAGCCTGTAATCCCAGACCGTCCATTCCTTGTGCGACGGGTCGCTAAAGATAACCGCAGTTGGGGGATGCCCTATACTTGCTGCCGCTTTTAAATAACTGGTAAGAAATCTATTTTGCGGCCACGTTAGGGCTTCGCTAAAAAATCCTCACCAGTTTCCATCATGAATACGGCGGTAGCTGTTCTTACCTTTTCGATTGCGCTATTAATTTTAGCTAGTGAGCTAAGCGGCAACCCGGTCCTAAGGGCTTTTGCGTCGTTGTAAGTAAAGGTATCCTGTACGCCACCGTCAGGGGATTCGATTTTTTCGATTTGATCGCGCCACAAGAAATCGGTAAACAAATTGTCCCGTTCGGGCGATGGCTTTTCTCTTTGCTCAGAGTTTCCGCCAAGCAGTTCTGAAATTTCGGAAGACTTTTGGTATTCGATGGGGTATTTTTTTCTAGCTTCGGAAGCAAGCTCCTCCCGCTTACCCTCGCTAATACCCTTGATGTAGAAGACGTAAGTAGATTCCATCATTTTCTGCGTAAGCGTTTGAAGCTTATCGCTAAGTTCGTCAATTTCTTTTTGCTGGGCCAAAGCAACACTCTTTGAGGGTGTAGCGCTAGACAGCTGGTCAATTTTTTCCTTTACCAGGGCAGCTTCATAACCGGTCGCCTCATCAAACGAAACCGAAACGGTCGCCCTCGGGTAGGAACGATTGGCAATTGCTTGGACAATACTAAAAGTCTTTGGGTCTTTTGCTTCCTCTACAGATTCTCGGATTTCTTCATAATCTTTTTCGTCAGACATTTTTCCTCCTGTGTTGTAATTACCAAGATACTATCACGGGCAAAGAAAAACCCCCTCCGGAGAGGGGGCTTTCTTGTCGGGTAGTTCCTAGGAAACGGTCACCGCGCAGGTGTCTGTTTCTCCG